TGTCGATGCTGTGCTACCTAAAGCAACTGATGTACTACCAATTGTTACCGAGCTATTAGCTAATTGAGAATTAGGTATGGAACTTGTTCCGAATGCCCCTGTAGCAGAGTTATAAGTTAAACCTGAACCAGCAGCTACACTTAATGAACCGAGAAGAGCAACTGTACCTGTGGCATCGGGGAAAGTTATTGTACGATCCGCAGTCGCATCCGTTACAGCTAAACTTGTTTCATAAGCATCAGCAGTTGCACCTTCAAAAACTATACTTCCACTAGCAATAGATATTGAATTTGCTGCATCTACAGCACCTGAGCGTAAAGTGGTTCCTATTAATGTAGTTGCAGTTAGAGAAGTAATACCAGCAAAGGTAGTTACAGTAGCTCCTAATGATACTGAAGTACTTCCTATAGTTACTTCACTATTAGCAAGAGAACTGTTAGGTATTGATGACCCAGTAGTTAAAAGAGTACCTGTGGCATCAGGTAGTGTTAGCGTCCGATCAGCAGTTGCATCAGCTGCTGTAAGAGTTATCTCGTAATTATTAGCTGTTGACCCTTCAAAAATAATATTTCCACTGCCAATAGATATTGCATTAGCTGCTTCAGCAGTACCAGAATAAAGTGTGGTAGCCGTTAATGAAGTTAAACCTGCAATTGTTGAAGCAGTTGCACCTAGTGCTACAGCAGTACTACCTATTGTTAATGAACTGTTAGCTAATTGAGCGTTAGGTATTGCATCTGTATCTAACTCACCCGTACCTGAGTCATAAGTTAAACCTGAACCAGAAGCAACACTTATTTCGCCTCTGATATCACTAGAAGAAGGACCAGTGTAAGTTAAAACACCAGATGTACTGTTATAAGCTAAACTTCCTCCTCCTCCACTATCAGTTACAGAGATAGCTCCCCTAGCTCTGGCATTCGTGAAGTAAAGATTCGTGTTTTCAGCTAAATCTGCCGACGTATTGCCACCGAAATCTAGCTTATCCGCAGAAGTATTTAACTCTTGGAATAAGCCACCAACAATGACAAGGGACTTTCTTGTTGCCATCCTTTACCTTAAATCAATTCATCAAGCAGGCTTAAATGAACCGTTGATTTTATCTATCTATCCTACTATCACTACCGTTTAACCAACCTCCATAGGTGGCTCAATTTTGATAGCTAAAGATGCAGGTGTAACAGCCTCTCCTACACGAGTTATAAAATGACCATCTGTACTAGGAGCTGTCGTCGTAATAGCACCAACACCTAAATAATATAGTTCTCCAGCATCTAACCCCGACGTTGTTAATACTCCTAAAGTAATACATCTAGTATTTTCCCCTGTGTTCTTCGAGGTTTGAGCAAAACCAACTACACGAGCTTGATCAACTGTTCCTTGAGATGTAGCAACACCAACTTTTCCATCACTACTCCGAGAATATAAAGGTTGACCTTGAGTGACATTTTCAAACGCCAATGCTTCAAAACCAGCGACAGAATAAACTGTTTTACCAGCCAAAGTATCCTTTAAATCTACAAGTGCCTCTGTGAAGCCTTGAGAATTAGGAGCATATGGAGAATAATTACTTGTACCAGACATTATGATTGAATAAGTACGGGTGGCTCAACATAAATACTAAATACACTTGTAGTAGCTCCCTCTCCTACTCTCGTAACAGCTTTCCCTGCTCCTGAAGGTGCTGTTGTTGTTATTTCACCTGCGGTTGTAGCACTTAAGAAATAAGTGTCTCCTGGGTCGATTGTAGATGGCATTGTTTTAATACCAGCAACTAAAACCTTTACTTGACCACCTGAAGATACCGTTGAATCAGCAAAACCTACGACTTGAGCGTTTTCAAGTGTTCCATCTGCTGCACTTGCTTTCCCTACCTTCCCATCAGAAGATCTCATGTATAAAGCGTCTCCATTTGTGACATCTTGAAAAGTTGTGACATCAAAACCAACACGAGCTGGAGAAAAAACAGGAAAACCATCTTTTAAATCAATTATGGCGTCTACTAGACCTCGATAATTAGGTTCATACGGCTGTCTTGTCATTGTAAATTCATTAGCAGTCATTAAATCAACTAAAACTGCTAATGCACCCTCTAAATTGGGTTCATATCCTGTTGCCATGTATTTAACCGTTACTATTTAATATTTTAAATTGTAAACTCTCTTAGAATAAAGAAAAAGGGTATTGAATTGGAACCAGAAGTCATTGCTGCTGTTATTTCAGGAAGCGTAGGGGCTTTTTTAGGCTTAACACGGGCCTTAAATAACTTTAATCGTAAGTTAGATAAAAGATTCGAGTCTTTAGAACGCGATATTGATAATTTAAACAATAAAGTTGTCTGCGATTACGTTTTAAAAGAGGACTTTTTAAGAGAAATGCAAGCAGTACACACAAAATTAGACAGAATTTTAGATCACCTGTTAACTAATCACTAAACTGCAACCCAAGCTGTCGTAGCTAAGTTATAAATATATAATGCTGGTATAGATTCATTGTAATGAAGCATTCCATCTACTGGATTAGCTGGATAACCCGCACCTTTTGATACAACTGCCTTGGGTATTTGCCAATTAGAACCATCATAGATTTTAAAAAGGGGTGTAGTAGTTGTATCCAACCAAGATTCCCCTTTACTTAAAGATGTATAACCTGCAGCTGAATTATTAGGAGCTGTAGCACCTATAGCTATTGGCCCTATTTTAATTAATTTGGTTGAAGGAGAAGCTGTATTATCAACGAAAAAGAGTCCAGGCTCACCTGCATTGTAATTAAGAGCCAACTCCCCAACACCCAAACGAGTGGGGAAGGGACGATCAGATAAGACATTAGATCTACGAGAAAGAATTTGTACAGCCATAATAAAATACTAGCAGTTTTTACTTTAGCTATTGATATAAAAATTAGAATCAACAACTGTGTCTTGAAGTGTTACAGGAGAATAAGTATTAGCATCTAAGATACTAGTCTCATCAGCTGTACCAGAAGTTATTCCATTTATATATGTCCCACCATCAACTAAACCTGATTCAAACTCTTCTGTATATTCATCTAAAGGTTTATTAATAATACCAATTTTTATATCTTGTAATAAAGTTGGAGCTTGATTAAATAATTTATTTACTAGTGTAGTTAATCTATTAGTGCGATTCTTACTTAATCCATCTCTATCTAATTTATTATTAGCACCTCTTTTTATATTATCTGTCAATGTCATACCTATAACAGATGGATCAAAATCTGCAATAGATTTAGGATTACCAAAATCACTAATAACTTCTTTCTGTCCACTCCATTGTGTTGCTTGCTTTCCTATCATTGTTGTTTGAACAGCATTTTGAAGTGCTTCTTTCTCTTTCTCAAATTTCTTTTCAAATTTCTTCAAACCCTCTCCAACAGGCATGTCATTAGGTTCTAAAAGCCATGATTTAACATACTCATGCTTCTTTAAATTTGTAACTTTACAATTTCCTCTTGTTGTAATAGAAAAAGGATAAACACAATTAAAGTAATTCTCATTCAGTACACTAGTTACAATATATTCGCCCGATTCTGCTGCACCATCACTGAAATCAACTTGAATTCGTGTATTAAGAGTTAACTTATGTCCTGCAGCCACATAAAATTCAATATTTGGACCAGCTTGTTGATAAATAGCATCATAACTAAAAGGCTGATTACCTTCGTCATGCTGTAAAGCAAACATGGCCGCATAAATATGTTTGCACCAACGTAATTGGTAATACATCAAATTCTGAACTGAAGTTTCCTCTTTATCCTCATATTTAGGTAATTTATAAAAATTATTTATCGTAACAAAACCAAGATCCCTAAAAGTACCAGGTTCGTCTCTTTCACTACTAACACTATTATCTGGCTGTAAAACTTGACCAGGTTTTGTTGAGCGTATCGATGTACGTGGAAAACGTCTACTTGTTAATTCACTATATAAATCATAACTATCACGTCGTGAAAAATCCTGACAAGAACACTGCCACCTTAACTCGGTAGTTAAAAATCTGCGCTTTCCATTGCTGTCAAAAGCTTCAAAGCCACGGTGTGCTGGGACCGTTGTTCGTGTTTTATTATTAGTTGTACTAGCTCCATAACTATCTTTTCTTTGGAATATCAATTCATTAGTATCAGCTCTTGCTCCAGTAATCGTATAACCTACATAATCATCATTCCTACGGCCACGGAGTAATCTATTAAATGCCATTGTCCCAGAAGACGTTCCACTTGTCTCAGTAACTAACGTAAATTGAGTCGCATTCAAAACAGTTACTTTATAACGACCATCTCTTATAGCAGTATCAGAAAAATTAATATAAATATCATTACCAGTAGACATTCCATGTGCAGAACTAGCTGTTGCAGTAACAGTTGATCCTGTTCGTGAATAGCTACCTGCAATACCAGGGTCTCTTTCTATAATCCGATCTGCTAAACGCTCATTAGCTAAAATACTGACATCTGTAGGAAGATAAGCTAACTGAACCATCATCCACTTCCAACGACTATCTCCAAAACTTGTTGATACGTAATAATCAACCCATCCACTAGTACTTGCGGAATTAGAAACAGATACAGCAAAAACATTATCCCAAACTCCTGTTATTGTCGCAGTTGCATCAACCCCTGAGCCAGTTAAAAAGTCTAACCAAACATTTTCTCCAACATATAACCCATGATTATCTTTATATACGTAAACAGTAGTCCCAACTTGTTGATAAATATCTCTAACTGCATCTCCTAAATAACGTACATTTAAAATCGGAAGTCCTAATTTATAAAAACTAAATGCATCAGTATCCCGCATCCCTACTAATTGTTCCCCTAATTCTTGATTAGTAGAAGGGAAAGAATAAACACGAGCAGGTATAAAAACCCCTGGAAACTGCTGGAATGTAAAATAAAGCCTATAATCACCTCTCTTAGATCTCTCGTCAGCAGTAGAACCTAAAAAACTTTGAGTTGCTGTAAATAATTCATATCCACGACGCCACCTAGACCATAAAGAATCAGTATTATAAAAAGCTATTTCACCATTTTCTTCTCCTGTTGACCAATCTTTTTGTGCTTTATTAAATTGAGATTGTATTCCTAAACCTTTTGAAAACCCTTTATTAAAATCCTTAAAACCCTTGACTTCAAAGGCCATAGCTAAAATTTAATAATAACCACCCTGAACATTTACATAAAAAGGATATGTTAAAGCAGTGGAACCACCAACAGATGCATAAAGTGCTTGACCACGTTTCAACATTAAACCTCTTTGTTTAGGAGCTACTTCATTATTAGCAGATGTAAAGTTAGTACCAGCTTGCACAGTTGGGTGATTTATATAAGGAAGAATTTTTTTCTCAGTTAAACTAGTAGTTATATTATTAGATGTAGCAGGAATAGTAAATTGAAGTAAAGGGAAATAATCTTCTGTACTGGATACTGTACCAGTGTTAACTAAATATATACAAAAAGGCACTGGCAAGTAATAACTACATACACCAGTAATTGATCCTTGAGATGGAATTGTAACTGTAAAGGTAGAAGGAGTTATTGCAGTAACGGTAAATAAACCATCAGCAGGTACTGAACCAGAACTCCAAGTGGTGAAGTTAATATATACCTCATCACCTAGCTTAAAATTATGTCCAGCAGTTATAACACAAGAAGTTGAGTTTGCTGCATAAGCTTTACTTGTTTCCTCTGCTTGAGCATCAATACTTGGAGAGGAACCTATACTTTGTCGTGAATATTGAAACCATATTTCATCTATATAAGCACCACTAATAGAAGTATCTGTTAATGCAGAATCACAGTCAAATATCTTTGTTGCGTTACCAGCTGCCGTTGGTACTAATCCATTATTAAAAGTTTGTCCAGCCGCAACAGTTATCTTTGTTGACGTAGTGGCCGGACGGTCCACCATTAATGGCTGCTTATTTGAACTACTGCTTGACACTGTTATTTACAAATAGATTTAATTCTAATTATAACTGAAGAGTTTTTACCAAAATATCAATACATAAAAGAATTATCAAAAAACGCACCTGCACCCTCTTCCATAGGTTTCCAAGTATTAGGAAATGTCTGCCAATCATTAGAGAATGTTTGCCAATCATCTGGGAAAGTTTGCCATTGCTCTCTCTCATTATCTAAAATTGGACTTCCAGATACATAACCACCTTCTTGATGACCTATACCATAAGGAGCGCTTAAGATCCCGCTTTTTACAGAAGACAAGTCTCTTTGTCCAGCGAGCCTAAAGGGTCTTACACGCGAAGAAAATTTTCCATAACCTGTATCAACAGACTCCTCTCTAGGGACAGGGTTCCTCCATCTGTGAGGTCTTGCTGAGTTTCGATAACCAGCTCGTGTAGTAGGCTTAACAGCCATTTTATACAGCCGCAATACTAAAGGTTACTTCCGCTGCAGTGCCACCAGCTTCACTAACAAAGTTTGCACGTAACCACTTAAATGGTTTACCAGTCACATTGTAAAGAGTAGTACCATTTGACGAAATAGTTTGATTAGCAACAACAGCTATATAATTCGTTCCATCTATACTTCCTTCTAAATTAACAACTACATTGGTATTTATACTGGCAACAGTAACCATAAAAGTATAATCCTTTGTAGAGAAAAGATTATTAACAGCTACTTCTAATGCTGTATTAGGATTTGTTGGAGCCGTTAAGGTCTCTGTAAAGCAAATCGTATCTTGAAAATAAGTTATAGCCATGAATTTTTAGTTGACCTATTACTAAGAATAACAGGAAAAGATTTATTAATTAGGAGGAAGAGGAGGAAGAGGAGGAATAACTGTAGGCTTCTTCTCTTCTTTTTTAAATGGATTCATATTTTTTAGACCTTCTAATAAGGGACTGATATTATTTAGCCAATTCTCACTCAAATCTACTGCTTCTTTTTGTTTTGCTTCATCTAAACTTCGTTGATTATAAACCCCAAGTAATTCATCATATGATTTTACTGGCTGATTATACCAACTTTTACCTTGCCTATTAGGAAGAGAAGCCCATGTATCAGCAAGATTTTCCATAATTAATGGAGTCATACCACCAGCTTGAAGCTCAGGTAAACTTTGATCATACTGTTGTAATTTTCTATTTATTAAATAAATAGCTGCACGATCTTGAGACAAAGGCGAAAAATCTGGTAAACCTAAAGCATCTTTTGCCTCATTCCAAGTAGTCGTTATCATTTGATAAGGACCTGCAGCCGTAGTCTCATAACCATCCTTATTCACTAATATATCTGGATGTTTATCAAATGAGCCTTTAAATTGCCCACCTCCAAAAAGAGTTCTGTAAGGATCACCTCCATAATTTTTTGTACCCTCTGCATGCATAATCATGCGTAACAGATCTTTACCAGTTGGTTGGTTTCTCCAGTAGTCAACCTCTTCTAAAGTAAATGGCATGATTAACGGAAATTAGTTTCTAAATGAAGTCTGGTACCTACAGCTACATCAGCTGGGCCAGGTAATGCTTGAATAAATTCTGCACCTTCTCTATTAAATCTATACCTAGCTTGTTCAGGATTCCTATAGTTAGGTACATATAAATGTAAAGCTAGACGATCTGTCTCATATAAATAAATACCATTCCAAGTTTTTAAAGTATCTTTGAAATCTGAAGTTGATATATTTCTCTCAACGTCACCAGTAATTGACTCAATTCTACTTCTTGGAGTTGTGTCATTATTAACAGTACCTGTCATATCGGTACGTTTTTCTGCCTCATCACAACGAGTTACCTGTTCAACAATTTTGTCATACCAAAAAGAGTCTTGGACATTATCCATAGCCTCCTCTAATCGTCCTTGATCACCTGCAGGAACTGAAGTTAAGTTATAACCTAAGTGCCAGCGTATCTTAGACTTTATAAACGTATCAAGCTTCATTAACTAGTCCATAAATAAGCCTATATCTAGTTTACGTGTAGTAAGTTCTCCCCACCATCCCCTCTCAACAGGGGCTTAATTCACACGAACGAGGTTTTCTTCAAAAATAGTATCCCAATCAACACGTTTTATTGCTTTCAACTGTTCTAGATTTTGAAATCTTTCCCCTGAACATGACGTTTGTAGATCTTTTATATCTCTAGCAGTTTTTAAACCTACTCCAGGTAAGTGATCTGCTATTTGACGAGCACTGGCAGTATTAATATTTATTCGAGTATCAACAGGAAAAGACTCTCTTGCAGTGGGCTTATCTGGATCAGCTCCTTCTGCTTTTAATTCTGCAGTAAGACGTTCTTCTGTTCTAATCTTCTCGTTAGTAGCATCGATTTGGGGAACTAAATCTTCCTCATCAGCATAGATAACTTCTTCTTCGGCATTTTGACACATTTTTATGCCTTCCCCATGCTGTGAAACAACTTCTAGGAGTTCCCCAGTCTTTTTATACAAATACAACATGAAACGAGGTTTAATTTCTCGTCTATGAGAATAACCCTACTAAACCTAACGAGGATGATTAGGATGAGAATTATTCGTTACATATATAGAAAGTGACAAAATCATAGTGAGGATCAAAAGAATTACAAGGACTGTCATAAACCACATGGTAAATACCTCAATAATAAACCAATAAAAAAGCGGGTCAAGAAGACCCGCCATTTCAGTAACTATTCCTAAAGAATTATGTATCGTTACCGCCTACTTGAGAAGCGAAATCGATCTTACCTTGAACATCATTCCAAGATACAGCAGCAGCAGGACGTAGATAGTTAATGCGTGCAAGTAAATATGCAGCCTTACTAGCATCAGAGTCATCCTGACTGATGTAAATACCATCACCAGTAATTGTAGTATTGGTAATAGCGTTAACGTTGTAGATCTTGAATGTAGTATCCGCAACAACCTTGTAGAACATGGAGTTAGCGAAATCGGTATTAGCGATTGTGCCACTAACTGTAGTTGGGAAAGGTAGTTTTGCAGCAGTTACAGCAGATGAACCAGCGGCGATAAGACCACTACCATCAACTGTTAACGAAGCAGAAGCAGCAGCCAAACCATTTGCCTGAGTAGCAGGTACACCTAAAGGTACACCAGAGTTGTCAGGGCCTAGTAGTAGAAGCTCAGTCGCTGTTCCACCAAGTCCACAAGTGACTGGAGAAGCAGGGAAAGATGGCTCACCACCAGAAGGGATGTCATCTGCAAGTGCGAGTGATGCTCCATAGACGTATGCAGGACGAGTTGCGTCTGCTTGTACAACTAAGGAAGTACGATCATCTCTTACACGATCACCAACACGGCGATCAGGAGAAGGTACGGTAATGCTGAAGCTCTTGTATGAAGCTTTGTCAGCTGCAAGGTTAGATACCTTAACGTAGCCAACTACTTCAAATGCCTCAACACCTGGAAGTCCGTATACACCTTCATCGTTATAGCCAGAAAGGCTATTTATTTGGTTGCCAGGCTGAAGGATAGCTCCGGCTGAAGACTTGTATGTTGCCATTAGTTAGATACCTCCTTACTCAGATACCGTGAAGGCAGTTGTGATGAAGTCTTTGTTCAAGTTCGCAAAGCCGGCATAAAGTTGCCATATCAAAATGATAAAGCGACTGAAGTCGTCGTTGTTATTAATTAGAACTTGAGCATTAGGTCCACCAATACCTACACCGATTGCTTGAGGGCCAAAGAATAGGCCAGCAGGGGTTGTATGTGACACAGCGCCAGCACCGTCGTTGATATTAACAGTGATGGATTTAGCTGGGAAGTTTGTTGATTCAAAGAATCTTACTCCCTCAAAAACGAAGCCACTTGGCATTATTGGCTCACCACCTACAAACTGAGCTTGGCCATATTGACCACCAGCGTAGATAGCTTGGTTAGGGCCACCAGCACCCATTAGAGGGTTGCCTTGTCCCATGCCAGGGTAACGTGCAACTTCACGGAATCCTTGATCAGCACGTAGATCCTTCATGAATGAAGGGTCAGCGATACAACGATAGTAGCCGTCCTCGAAGACAGGTACGTGACGCTTACGTAGGCTCTTAACTACTTCAAGCAAGTCAGTTTTTACATTGAACTTGAAACGCTCAGAAGCATATTCTGTAGCTGTATAAGTAGTTAGTGTTGTTGAGTTTGTTTTAGCTTTACCATTTGGATAGTAGTAACCACCTTGAGTATCACTACTTTGTCCACGTGATTCACTCTTAAATAGCTCATCAATGAAGACTCTATCTCTCCATCTTCTGTAATCATCTAAAAGAGTGAGCGATCCAATGCTCTGATGGAACATATTAAGGTTCCCAGTATCGAGCAGTAGTCGCTGTGCTGTCATCAACGTCTCACGAGCAATCTTGAAAGTGCTGGGGAGATTTGTGTTGTTTGGATCAGCTGGTCCTGTATATTCACGAAGAGATACAAGAACCTTATCCTTAACAATAGATCTGCTGTTTGCTGTACCTATGGTTTGATCCTGAGTACGCTCACGGCTAGTCTTAGTGCCAGG